GTTGCGTCAGGGAGTCCGCCGGCGGCGCATTGAAATCTTTGATTGGCGAGATGAACTGGACACTGCTAGAGGGTTGCATCAGGAACCCCGCCGGGAGCGCATTGAAACGTTCTTGAGATACAAAAGGCCGCCGCGTCCATATCGTTTCCTCCCGGGGCCGCGACAGAGGCGCATTGAAACTCACAGGCAGTTTGGGCGATGCCGAATGAAGATGGGGTTTCCTCTGATAAGAGCATCGGAGGCGCATTGAAACATCGGCCTGGGGAATGGAATCAACAACATCAGCATTTCCGCCGAGAGGAGTATCGGGGCGCATTGAAACCATCAACGGCCAGTTGGAAATGGTCATACCCAAAGTTTCCGCTGGTGGCGGCCTTTGGCGGCGCATTGAAACATCGCTATGAGCGGCTCCCTGACAGGCGGGTCCAGGTTTCCGCCGGGGGTCCTCGGCGGCGCATTGAAACCGGTATCTTGAGGCTGATAGAGAGTGGGTATGTATGTATGCGTCGTCGGAGACCCCTGGCACAGAGCCAGGGGTCTCCTTGCCACATTCTGATGACCCCCCTGCCTCTGCGGCAGGGGGGGTTGTCGCCCGGTGACTCCCCTTGCGCGCCGGGCCTTGCGCAAGGTATACTTGTTAATAAAGCTACCTGGGGGTGCGCCCATGCTCTGTTCGGATACGGGAAGCATGGAAGCTATCCACATTCCCAGAGAGACCATCGAATTAGCGCAGCAACTTCAGCCGGTCCTGGACATGATACGGAAAGAGGGGCGGGGCGAGGGCGAGATTACGATCAAGGTCACAGGCGGCAAGATACGCAAATTCTTTGAGTTTGCGGGCCGGTGGTTCTTTGGAGATGCAAAGGACGCCAATTAGCACGGTCTAGCAGGCTTCGGCCCGATGCGCGTGCCCGGTACAAGACAAGAGAAGAGAAGACGTTGACCAGCAGGCTTTGGCCTGAGCGGACGCAATGCTCATGTGAGCGTTGGCGTCCTTTTTGTTGTGGTGCGCCATTCGCTCCCTCTGGGTCCTTTCTTGCTTTCTCTGCAGCCGGCGAGGCGCCGGGATGCCGGCTTTCCTCCCATCCGAGGAGAGCCGGCATCCCGGCGCCTCGGATGGGAGGAAGAAACGATCGATGGCAACCAATCCTGTGGCCTACCTCCGTGCGCTCTTCCCGCTCGGACAGCCACCGCATCTTTCCGATGAACAGATCGCCCGCCAGCTTGACGAGGAACTGATCCGCAGTCGAGCCGCGCGCAAAGGAGTTGAGACGAAGCGCCGCCGGCGGGAGACGTCGGCCTCGAAATCGGAGAAAGGCAGGCATTCATGAGGACTCAGCCCGGACATGCCTCCCCGCCGCCAGAGTGCAGCGTGCCTGGCGAGGGCGCGCAGGAGGCATTGCGGGAAGCGATGAACGCAAGAGACGCCCTCTTTGTTGATCTGAGTGCGGGCGTGTGTGCGCTTTTGCCGCAGGCCCGCGCGCAAGACGTGGAGGACGCGCTGCTGGCCTCCTGCATCGAACTGGATGTCAAACCGGTGGAGGCACTCCTTCTGCTCCACACGTTTCTCTCCAACTGGACCGCGTTAACTGACCGAAAGGAACATAGCCTGTGAGTGACGACTCCTCTGAGACCGCCTCAAGAAGCCCTGATTCTGGGGGCTTCCCCTCGACTGGCGAGGCCGGCCCCACCTGGCCGACCCCTACGGTGTCGTACAACCGGGACACCCTCGTTGTCACCTCTTCCCTTTCGCCGACAACGGCCTCCCCACCTCAGTATCGGCAGGTGGGAGCCTGCCTGCCCGCCCGAGCACTTTCAGGGTGGTGTTGCCTGCCACCACCCTCCGAGATGCCGCATCCACCGTATGCTCCCTGGGCAAGTCAGGAACAGCTTCGGCAGTTTGTCAAGCGGTGTGTGCGTGAGGCGCTCGATGATCTTCTGGCGGGTGATCTGCGCCCGAATGGGGCGCAGCGCCTGTCGAGACGGGCAGGCGGCAGAGATGAGGAGACGCGATGAGCAACACGACCGCGCCCACAGAGCGGAGTCAGATCAAAGAGAACCGGATTGTCTCGCTCACCCACCTCGCGCCGCATCCGCGCAATTATCGCCAGCATCCAGAGAGCCAGATCGCTCAACTTACAGCGAGCCTGCGCCGCTTCGGGCAAGGACGGAGTATTGTCGTCCAGGATGGCCCGGAATCGCTCCTGATCGTTGCTGGCCATGGGATTGTGGAGGCAGCGAGGCGACTTGGCTATACGGCGTTACGAGCGGATATTCTGCCCGCGTCCTGGACGCCTGAGCAAATCGAGGGGTATCTCATCGCCGATAATCTGCACTGCCGGGAAGCAGTCGATGAGGAGGCGATGCTCGCGGCGCTCTTGCAAGAGCAGCAGGACGCGGGCTATGACCTGGCGAGCCTGGGAGCCGATGAGCAGTGGATGCGCCAGTTGTTCAAAAGTCTGGAGGACGGCGAAGTTCCCGGCAGTTTCCCGGATGAGGGGGCGGGTGGCGACGCGTATGAGGGGGACGCGCGCCTGCTGGACGTGCGATGTGCCCTGGGAGATATCTGGGCACTCGGTCCGCACCGACTTGCCTGCGCAGATGCTACGGACCCGGTGCAGGTCGCGGCGTTGATGCAAGGTGAACAGGCTGCCTGTCTGTGGACGGACCCGCCGTATGGCGTGGGGTATGTCGGCAAAACCGAGCAGGCGCTGACTCTCCAGAATGACGATGCGGCCACCATCGATGCCTTCTTGCAGCGAGCATTTGCGGCCATCGATCCGGTCCTTGCCGAGGGGGCCGCGTTGTACGTTGCGCACCCGGCAGGCGCGCTCTCCGTCACCTTCGGGGTGCGCTTTCTTGCGCAAGGATGGCGTCTGCATGAAACACTCATCTGGGTGAAGGATTCCCTGGTGCTCGGTCATGCGGATTATCACTATCGTCACGAACCCATTTTCTTTGGATACAAAGCCTCGCAGGAGCGGCGTGGGCGTGGGGGCGCTGGCTGGTATGGAGGGCAAAACCAGACCACCGTGTTTGAAGTTCCTCGCCCAAAGCGATCAGAAGATCATCCCACGATGAAACCGGTGGCGCTCATCGAAGCGATGCTCCGCAATAGTTGTCCACCTGGCGGACTGGTCTATGATCCCTTTGGCGGCTCAGGTTCCACGCTGATCGCTGCGCACCGCCTGCGGATGCGGTGCTATTGCTGTGAACTCGATCCGCGCTACGCAACGAGTATCCTGAATCGATGGGAGGCAGAAAGTGGGCAATCGGCCACCTTGCTTGAGCGTCGTGAAGAGGGAGCGGATGAGTAGTCCCGCCCTCTCCAGCATGCTGGTCCAAAGGGGGGAACGATGAGAGTGGTTGTCAGGCCGACTGCCGTGAAGCATGGCAAGCCGTTTTACGATACACGGACAGGAAACGCGTTCGATGAGGCCGATCTCATTGAACTGATCACCAGGAAAATCCGTCAACGCCTCGCGGCCCTCGAAGACCCCGATGACAAACTGGTCATTGAAATCCTTCTTGATTATCGAGATGACTCGTAAGCGAGCAGGAGGTCATGTATGCTTGATCGACAGTCCGACAGATCGACAGTTCCCGTGCGCAAGCGGCGCGTGGGTCAGCGCCTCACTCGCGCTCAGCGCGAACAGGCGCAGGCAGCGTTTCTGGATGCCTTCCGGCGCAATGCCAATATTACCGCGGCGGCTCTGGCTGCCGGGATTGATCGCTCGACCTTTTATCAGTGGCAAGAGCACGACGCCGAGTTCGCTCTGCGTTATCAGCAGGCGGAACAGGCGGCCAATGATCTGTTGCTGGCCGCTGCCTGGAAGCGGGCGGTGCAGGGGATTGAGCGACCGGTGGTGAGCATGGGCAAGGTGGTGTATGGCGAGGATGGGCGTCCGCTCATGGTGCGAGAGTACAGCGATCCGGTGCTGTTGCGCCTCATGTCCTGGCGCATTCCCGGTTTTCGGGAAAGCGCGTCGGCCACGATCAAGATTCTCCCGAAAACGTACCTGGATCTGGAAGCCAATGAGGATGGGGTCGAGCGATGAGATCAGGTCCCGCTGCCCCCGCTGCCCCCCCCGTTGCCCTCTCGCGTGCGTGCCGGCCCTATAAACGCTACGGGGCGGCGATCACCGCCTGGCGCACGTCCCGGCGCGAAGTGCTCATGGCCGGTCCCGCCGGCACCGGCAAGAGTCGGGCGCTTATTGAAAAACTGCATTACTGTGCGGACAAGTATGCTGGCATGCGCGGCCTGATGGTGCGCAAGACCCGGACGAGTATGACGCAAAGTGTCATGGTGACGTATGAACAGAAGGTGCTGCCAGAAGGCTGGCTGGGAACGGTCATCCGGTGGCGCACGCAGGAGCAGGAGTATCGCTATCCCAACGGCTCGATCATTGCGGTCGCCGGGCTTGATGACCCGGCCAAAGTGATGTCCAGCGAGTGGGACATAATCTATGTCCAGGAGGCGACCGAGCTTGAGGAGGACGATTGGGGGTCGCTGCTCACGCGCCTGCGCAACGGGGTGATGCCCTATCAACAACTGCTGGCCGACTGCAACCCGGCACACCCCGAACACTGGTTAAAGCTGCGCTGCGATCGCGGGATTACCCTGCTGCTCGAAAGTCGGCATGAGGATAACCCGACGGTAACTCCGGAGTATCTTGCCGCCCTGGATGCGCTCCCCGGGGTGCTCTATCAGCGCCTGCGCCTGGGGCGATGGGTGGCGGCAGAGGGGACCGTCTATCAGGATGAGTGGAATCCGGCGGTCCATGTCATCCCGCGCTTTGCGATCCCGCCAGAGTGGCCGCGCTACTGGGCGATCGACTTTGGCTATCGTAACCCTTTTGTCTGGCTGGCCTTTGCCGAAAGCCCGGACGGGATTCTCTATCGCTACCGGGAGCTCTACCAGACCGGCTGGCTGGTCGAGGACCTCGCGCGTGCGATCCGGGACCTGACCAGCGATGAGCCGCGCCCACGCCTCATTGTGTGCGATCACGACGCCGAGGACTGCGCAACCTTCGAGCGACATACCGGGCTGCGCACCAGTCCGGCGGAAAAAGCAGTGGCAGCGGGTATCCAGGAGGTCAAGGCCCGCCTGCGCGTGCGGGCGAACGGCAAGGCCGGCCTCTATTTTCTGCGCGATTCGCTGGTGAGCATTGACCGCGAGTTGGAACGCCGCCATCTACCGTTCTGCACCGAGCAAGAGTTCGAGGTCTATGCCTGGGACACGGCCAGCGGACGCAAGAGCGGGGAGGAGCCGATCAAGAAGTACGATCATGGCCTGGATGCGACCCGATACCTCTGCCGGGCACTGGCAGAGCCGGCCCGAGGGGGCGGCATGGTCATCCCCTCTATCGACGAGGAAGAAGCCGGCCTCGGCTGGTTCTAGCAGCACGGAAGAAGGAGGTCTCGATGTCCCGATCCCGCACCCGCAAACGAGTCGCCCCCCCCCGGCGCGCTCACGCGCTGGTCTCCCTGCCCCCGTCCGTCTCCGCGCGTGAGAAGGCGGTGCTCATCCCGCTTGATGAGTCGATTACCCCGATGCTGGAGGCGACGAGCCGCTCCCGACAGGCGCGCGCCAACCGGGCACGCAAGGGCATGCGCGCGATCTCGCAGGCATGGGATGATACCGAAGCGATGGGTATTACCGCCGATATGCGCCGCAGCGGACCGGGCATGCTCTCCGATCAGGACCGCAAGGACACGCTCTTCAAGGCGTACCTTAACTCGGTGTGGATCAACGCGTGTGTGGACGTGATCAGCAAGCGTATTACCTCTGGCGGCTATACCATCGAGTACTGTGGCCAACAAGAGCAGCCGACGCCGGAAGAGGAGCAGCAGAAGCGGCAGTTGCAAGCCTTCGTCGAGTATACAAACGACGATGAGGATTTTTTGCAGCTGGTGCGCGCGATCGTGACCGACATCCTGATCTTTGGCGAGTGCTATGTCGAGATTGTGCGACAGAACGGCGTTCCCTACAGCCTGCACAAGATTGACTGTATCACGATGAACTATACGCTTGATCCGCACGGAAACATCGTGAAGTATCTCCAGACGATGTATCACTCGACCGAAACCATCGAGTTCGCGCCCCAGGACATTATCAGGTTCTGGTTGCCCTCACCCTTTGCCAGCAAAATCGCCCTTTCCCCGATCGAGCGCATCATGGGATCGATCGATGCCGATGTGCGGATGAGTGATTGGGTCCGCGCCTTCTTCCGCAAAGGCGCGCGCCCCAACTTCTGGATCAAGTTTCCCGGTCCCAAAGAGGAAGCGGACCGCTTTGTCGCCTGGCTGCGCGAAAACTACACCGGGATGGCCAATGCTCATGTGCCCTTCGTCCTCTACGATGAGGCGGAACTCTACGAGATCGGCAAGGGGTCGGTCGATGTGGATTTCTTGAAGGGCCGCGAACTCATGTGCAAGGAAATCCTGGCCGGCTATCAGGTGCCCCCGGCGCTGGTCGGTCTCATTGAGAGCGGCAACATTGGCGGCGGGACCGGCGAGAGTCAGGAGAAATCCTTTTTGCGCAATGCCTGTGACCCGATCCGAGCAATGGTCATGGGCCAGATCAACTATCGGGTAACGCAGCAGGGATTTGGAATTTCCTGCTGGAAGATCGGCACGCGGTATGCCGACTACCGGGATGACACGGTCGTCTCCGAGATCCAGGACCGCCGTATTCGCAATGGAAGCCTCTCCGTCAATGAGGTCCGCCGCGACATGAATCGCCCGCCGGTGGAGGGCGGCGATATCAATATGGTCGTGATCTCGCGCGAGATCCAGCCCCTGGATCGTCTGCCGGCGCTGTCGGATGAACAGGCCGCCCAGGCCGAGGCCACCGTCGCCCACGTGCAGGCGCAGGCCACGCTCGCTCAGGCGCAGGCGGCCAAACTTCAGGAGCCTGCACCCCCGCCGCCAGCGCCCCCGGCCCGGCCCTTGCCTGAGGAACCGGAACAGGCGCAGGAGCGCGCCATCCTCTGGCGTCAGCTTTCTGACCTGCTCCAACGATTGGAGGAGCGCGAGCGGACGGAGCGCGCCCGCGAGGAGGTCATCCGCCTGGCTCTCGAGGCCCTCGCGCAGCCCGCCCGCCGGGCAGAGGCACAGGCGCACCGCAGAGCCGAGCCCCTTGCGCCCATCGAGAAGCCGCGCCGCGCGTCGTTGCAGGATCGGGAGGAACCCCCCGGCCCACCAGAAAAACCCGAGCAGGACCGGGAAACACTGCGTGGCCTTCTGGCGTCCGCACGTGCAGCTATCGCCAGCGGAGACTGGGAGGAGGGAGGATTCTTTGTGGATCTTGCGGAGACGGAAACGGCGCCACTGATCAGTCAGCGTGGCACCTGTACGTGCCCGGTGTGCCAGGATCGCCACGGCCAGCCGATTGCCGGCGGAGAGGCCCCCCCCTACCACGATGGCTGCGATTGCGTCGCGGTTCCCGGAGGAGAGGAAACGAGCGAGACGCCAGAGAATACCTCGGCTGGCACGCAGACAGCCGAAGGCGAGACGAGAACCGGAGAAGAAGACGAGCACGGCGTCCTTTCCGGCGATTGGCAAGAGGCGAGGACAGGACCGATGACCAGGGACCAGTTCAAGCAGCAACTCCGTGAATTGTTTACGCAGGTGGCCCGGCGCGGACATCAGGCGCTCGGCCACAAGGAAGGGGAGCAGGAGGAATGATGCTTCTTTTCTCAGATGCCGCCCCCCGCCTGTTGCTGTGGGGGATCGTTATCCATCTGTTCTGCGATTGGATTCTGCAAAACGATTGGATGGCGCGCAACAAGTCCAACCTGCGTCACCGGGCAGCCTATGTGCATAGCAGCATTCACCTGCTCGGCCTGCTGCTCATTTTCTCCTGGTGGATGGCGCTCCTGCTCGCCCTCTCTCACCTGCTCATCGATACGCGCGTTCCACTCGCCTGGTGGCGGCGTATCTTTCGGCAAACGACGACAGGCGAGGCGGCGCTGCATGTGGCCATGTGGAGCGACCAGGTAGCCCATATCAGCATGCTGGCGATCGCAGCGCTGATCGTGGGGAGAGGAGCATGATGAGCAGAGGTATGAAGTTCCGAGCGTGGATTCCTGAGCAGCAGGTGATGGTCGCCCTGGAAACGCATGGACTGCTGCGTTTGAGTGCCTATGGGGATGTGCGGTTGGAATTTGGTCAGACGTTCCACGACGACGACTATCAAAGGGCCATTGAGCAATTTGAACTCATGCAATCCACTGGATTGACTGACAAGCATGGGAAGGAAATCTATGACGGCGATATCCTCAAAGGGGAGAGCGGCAGCTTGTACCAGGTAACAGGCGGTTTCTCCACGTCCGACTTTTCCCTCATATCCTTCAAAGACGCGGAGGGACTGGTCACGCTCGCCACAGATGTTTCCCGGTGGGAAATCGTCGGCACTCTCTACGAAACGCCAGAACTTCTCTCGCTCGAACGCTCTCGGCAGCGCCTCCCCGGCGACGCGATGAAACCAGAGACTTTTTCTGCGCAGGAACACAAAAGACGCGAGGGGACATCATGACGCCTGAGCAGATTGACCAGATTGTTGCCCGCTATACCTGCACGCCGGCAGAGTGCGAGACGCTCACCAGCCTGCTCGCCGATGCCTACCTTGCCGCGAAGCAGCAAGCCTACAACCGTGCGCAGAAAGCGGTCGGACATCTGTTCTCCTTCACGCCCTGGCAACCAGGAGATTCCGACCAGAGATCAGCGCGCGAGTGGGCTGCGCCAATGACTGCGAGCATTGTGCAGACCTATGAGACGATGCTACAGAGCCAGGTAGAGCGCATACGCAAGGATGAGGAGGCTCAGGAGGCTTTGGGTGATGTGTGGCAGGGTATCAAGGATGTCGCAAAGAAGATCGGCGAGTGGCTTACTGATTTTTTTGGATGGAAGACGGAGCAGATTGCAGATAGCACCTGGCTGGAGGGCGAGAACGACGGGACGGAAGCCTGGATTGACGACGTGAAGGCGAGCGGAGAGGACTACAGCGCGCTCAAAGTACAAATCCTGCCGGAGTCCTCCAGTTCCGATTTCTGCGCCCAGTACGCCGGCGGCATCTACTCGTATGACGATATCGGGGTCGTGACCCCGTTCTTTCCGGCCCACATTGGCTGTGTGCATTACGTCTACGTTTTGCCGCCTGATGAACAGGAGAGTTGATGATGCAAGAAGAACCAGTTGAAGATGGGACGCCTTGCGAGTGGGATCGCTCGCCCCGGCTCCTTTCGGAAGAAGAGAGGGAGCTCGGCGACCGACGCGGCGTGCTGTTTCTGAGTCGGCGTCTCTTAGAGCAACTCGAGCCAGAGGCGTGCATTGACCAGACAACAACGATGGGTCAGATCCGTGAAACCGGACTCTTCGCCCGTCTCCAGAAACGGCTGCTGCTTCCAGCATCCTACCGGATCGTGGGCCTGTTTTCCCAGTCCTTTGGCCGAGAGTGGGGGCTGCTCATCGAGTCGGAGGACCTGCCGGACGCCGGCCTGATCGGGGGCCTGGAGTATCCGCGCCTTGAGCCGCGCTACGCCCTCACGCTCTCCGAGGAGACCGGGCGCTATGAGCCGCATCTGCTCGAGATCGCGCTCACCGTCCGGCGCACGCTTCCGATCACCGGGGGCGTTGACTTGTTGCTGAAAGCGTCACGGGCCAATGGCACGCAGCAATGAATTTGAGCGAGCGGCGCGCAAACTCTTTGGCAGGCGCTCTCACGCGCGCGTTTTGCATCGCCACGCCCGGCGCACCCCTCGGCATCATGGGAAACGCACCCACCATCGGCATCCCTCGCATACGAGGCACCGTCTCCGGGCGAGACATTCCCGCCACATTCGGGCAAGACATCGATTCCGTCACCGGATCAGATGAAAGGAACACGTTATGAAGGTCACTCGATCATCTCGCTGGTTCTTTCCTGTGCTCGCGCGTGATCTGCGCGCTACCCTCGGTTTCGCCGCGCGCAGATCACGCGCGAGCAGCGAGCCTGCGGTTTGGCCCGAGGGAGCGGGCAGTCTGCTCAACTCAGGCGTCCGTCCCGGGACGGATCGGCGCAGCACCGGGAGAGACCACAACGCAACGGGAGAAAAGCAAGATGAATCCTGAGCACTCCCCGGAAGCAACCGTCCCCGGCCTGTTCCCGGCCTTTCTCGCGGACTTGCGCGCCATCATCGAGCAGGCTGTCGAGTCGGCCATGAGCAGGCACGTCGAGCAGGACCTATCCCCACTGCTCCTGCTCGACGTGCGGGAGTATCGGCGGGTGGAACTGGTCGAGGAAAACGGGAAGCGTTTTCGTGGGATGCTCTATGCCGTAAAGGAGGACGGCCTATGACACGAACGCGCGGCGACCTGGTGCTGTACCGCTCAAGCGGGCGCTGGTATGAGCGACTGATCACGCTGGCGACGCACGGGCCGTTTGTCCATGTGGCTATCGTTGTCGATCCCCGCACGGTGATCGCTGCCCGCACGCGCGGAATCGGCTACGAGGATGCGCCGCCAGAGGATGAGCAGCACGTCACGCTTTCGCTGGCCGGGCGCACCGACGCCGCAGGGATCGAACAGGGACTTACCTGGGCGCGCGCCCAGGCAGGCCGCGCCTACGGGTGGAGCGACATCGTGTATCAGGCACTCAAGGCGCTCTGGCCACAGAACCCGCTGCGCTT